TTCCCAGTACTTGTTATTCGAGAGAATTTTACCCTTAAACAACTTAAGAAAAAGTGTAAATGTGAAGGCTATATTGAAGAATTACATATAATATTACTACGTAAGCTTAAAAAAATACAAAACAGTGATTTTTACTTCAACAAGTTACATTATTTTTGTAAAAAGTACGAGCTTACGTTCTTAGATAAAACATATTTCGAAGACATAAGAAATAAACTTTCTCTACTATAAATAATTATAATGAGTAGGTTCACTTCCAGAATAGATGAAATGATAGGCAAAAAGCCTAAAGATAATAATCAGGCTGATATTGACCGTATTGAGAAGGAAGTAGATGACGGCTTAACTAACGATCCTGTTAAAAAACGGATTGCTCAAAAAGCAAAGCAAAAAAGACAAGACCTTTTAAAATCTTTAGATGAAGCCGAAGGAGATGAATTTGTCCCACGTCAAGGACCTGAAACAGGTGGTGAATTCAAACCAAAATCTAAAGATGATTTAGCCCAAGAACCGGCTGAAGAGCCAACACCCGATCCAATGACTACGGAAGGTGAAACATTTTACGTTAATCTTGCTCGTAAAGCACTATTCGTAGATTTAGACAATGTGAGCCTTACTGATACAGAGAGAGAAACAGTTACACGTGACGTTGAACCTAATAACGCAAAGGAAGTCGCTAAAATTCTTCGTAAAATTGTTGTTGATTATGGTTTAAGTGAAAATTTTGATTCTAAAATTAATAATGTATGGGAAGACTTGGAGTTAAAAGATTTACGTAGTAAACTTTCTTTAGAGTTAAAAAAAAACGATAAAGTAGTTGTATTAGTACCGGGTAGTTTTAAACCTCCTCATAAAGGCCATTACGAAATGGTAAAAACATATAGTCAGATGTATCCATCTGGTCATGTACATGTTTTAATTTCAGCTCCTTCAGCTAAAAGTGAACGAAGAACTAAAGATGGTAAATTAATAACTCCCGCTGCTGCAAAGCAAATATTTGAGCTTTATGTTCAGCCGTTAAATAATGTTACAGTTAGTATTTCAGAATATCCATCACCAGTTACTGCTGCGTATGAGACACTTAAAACTCTCGATGATGGTACAACTGCTGTATTAGGAGCTAGTAGAAAAGATGGAGATTGGAAAAGATGGTCATACGCACAACCGTGGGCTGAAAAAGAAGGTTTAGATATTGAGATTGTTGAACCAGAAGAGTCTGCAGTAGACGTAACTCTAAAAGCAGATGGTACACCTTACAGTGCGAGTAATATTCGAGATAATTTTGACGATTTCGAAAAAATAAAGGCTGACATACCGGAGCATGTCAGCCCTGAGGCTGTTAAACAAGTATTTGATTCTTTATCTTAAGTCTCTTATAAAGTCGTAAAACTCTTGTCTTGTTAAATCTGTTTTATCTAAAAACGCACCAGACATTCTTGCCGTCTTCATAATACTATCATGCTTTACTCCTCGAAGACCAGCACAAGTATGATTAGCTGATACTAAAACAGCAACACCTTTATTATCTTTACATACTTCATTCATATAGTTATGAATTTGCATAGTTAGATTTTCCTGGACTTGAGGTCTTCTAGAAAACCATTCAACAATTCGGTTAATTTTACTTAAACCAATCACCTTACCATCTTTACCAGGAATATATGACACATGAGCTTGACCAATAAAAGGTAAATGATGATGGGAACAAAAAGAATTAACTTTAATGTTACCTTGAAATACTAACCCGTCATATTTATCAACATTATCAAATGCTGTGATCTTAGGGGGTAAGCTATAACAACCCTCTGCTAAATCATTCACAAAAGCTTTTGCTACTCTTCGAGGAGTATCAGCACTATTAGGATCATTTCGCCAATCAAACCCTAAAGCATCCATATACTTCTCATACGCAGCTGCAGCTTTTTCAATTATCGCCTCTTTTTCATCTTCTGTTCGGGGTAAGTTACCGTTTGCATATTGCAGTAATTCACTCATGCGACTATTATATGAAATATTTTCTTAAGTTCAACACTTGATTTCGGTCTAGAAATCGTTATAATAGTCGTATGTTTAGTAGTACTAAGATAATTGAACTTGGGAGTTGTGCATTTCGGCAACCTCAAGCAACATCGCATTGTCGGTTCGTGCACGGATATCGTTTGATTGGTAAGTTTTGGTTTGGTGCTAATGAATTAGATGAAAATAATTGGGTTGTGGATTTTGGAGGTCTTAAGGACCTTAAGAAGAAATTAGAAGATCATTTTGATCATACAACTGTTATTGCTGATAATGATCCTGCTTTAGATTCTTTTCGAAAACTTCATGAGGAGGGTATTGTAGATTTACGTATCATGCAAGGAGGAGTCGGTATTGAGAAGTTTGCTGAGTTTTGCTTTAAAACTGCTGATAAGTATGTAAAGGAATTGACAAATAGGCGTTGTTTTGCGAGTCGTGTAGAGGTATTCGAGCATGAGAAAAACTCTGCTATTTATGAGGATAAATATAATATAATGTCTTGGGCTAACGAGCAAAACGCAAAAATAAATAGAGGACACTAATATGGGTAAAGGTAGTAAACGCCGAAAGGAAGATACTAGCAAAATCACGGACAACTGGGATAATATTGATTGGGGTAAACCTAAGAAAAAAGAGG